CCGCGCGAGATCAACGCGATTCTGGAGGCCGAGCTGCGCCGGGTGCTCGAGCAGCTTGCCGAGGAGCTGCGCCGTGGATGACCCCTTCTTGGCCGGCTTCGCCCGAGGCATCACCCCCGACCCCGACCTCGACCTGGCGGCCTGGTCTGACCGCCACGGCTACCTCTCGCCCGAGGCGTCGGCGGTGTCTGGGCGTTGGACCTGCCTGCCATACCAGCGCGAGATCATGAGGAGCATGAGCGACAAGCGCGTGGAGCGCGTGACCTTCCTCAAATCGGCGCGGGTCGGCTACACCAAGATGTTGAACCAGCTGGTCGGCTATCACATGTCGCAGGCGCCGGCCAACATCATGTTCGTGCTGCCGACGCTGCACGACGCCGAGCAGCACAGCATCACGGAGATTGCCCCGCTGCTGCGCGATACCCCGGTGTTGCGCGGCCTGGTCGGAGATGCGCGAACGAAAGGCGTCGAGAACACCATTACGCGGAAAAAGTATCCGGGCGGCACCCTGCTCATGGTCGGTGCGAACAGCGCAACCGGCTTTCGGCGCGTGTCGATCAAGGTGCTGATCTTCGACGAGGTGGACGGCTACCCCGTGATGGCCGGCGGCGGGCGAGGTGCGGAGGGCGACCCGGTGGCGCTGGCGGTCAGGCGCACCGAGTGGGCCTGGGACAGAAAGATCGTGATGGGCAGCACCCCCACCATCAAGGGCTTGAGCCGCGTCGAGGCTGCCTGGGAAGAATCTGACCAGCGGTTTTACGAGATCCCCTGCCCGTCCTGCGAGGCCTTCCACCCCATCCTCTGGGAGAATATCCGGTGGGAGGATGGCCGGCCGGATACTGCCCGTCATGCCTGCCCGAGCTGCGGCGAGCTCTGGGGCCACGAGAAGAAGCGCAGGGCGATCGAGCGCGGTCGCTGGGTGGCCAGCCGGCCAGACGTGGAGGGCCATCACGGCTATCGGCTTTGGGCTGGATATTCGCTGAGCCCGAACAGCACGTGGGCCGACTTGGCGCGCGAGTTCCTCGAGGCCAAGCAAGACCCTGCCACCCTCCAGACCTTCGTCAACACTCAGCTGGGCGAGACCTGGGAAGCCGAGCAGGGCGAGGCGGTCGAGCCGCACGAGATCCAGCGCCGGGCGGAAGATTATGGCACCGAGCCGCTGCCCGAGGGCGTCCTGGTCATCACGGCCGGCGTGGACGTGCAGGCCGACCGCCTCGAGCTCGAGCTGGTCGGCTGGGGCCATCAGGAGGAGTCCTGGTCCCTCCAATATCGCGTGCTCATGGGCGACCCGAACCAGGCCGACGTATGGCAGCAGCTCGACGAGGTCTTCGGCGAGACGTGGCTGACCCCGCACGGCGTCCAGCTCAAGGTGGCGGCGGCCTGTGTCGATTCTGGCGCGGCGACAGCTTCTGTTTATGACTTCGTGAAAACCCGGCAGGGGCGGCGCATCTGGGCGGTCAAGGGCAGCGCCCAGCCGGCGAAACCGATTGCCGGCCGGCCGTCCAAGGTGGACAAGGGGCGCGTATCTCTGATCCCCGTTGGCACCGACACCGCCAAGGAGCTGATTATGGCGCGGCTCAAGATCGAGGAACCCGGGCCAGGCTATTGCCATTTCCCTCGAGCCTACGAGGACGAGTATTTCTACCAGCTGACCTCAGAAAAGGCCGTCCAGACTTACCACAAGGGCGTGCCGAAGCGCGTGTGGCGAAAGATCCGCCGGCGCAACGAGGCGCTGGACTGTCGAGTTTATGCGCTGGCGGCGCTGCGATTCCTCAATCCGCGCATGGCGGCCATCGAGCGGCGCCTGAGCTCGCCGGCGGAGAAACCGCGCCAGACGGCGAGGCAAGCGGCCAGGGCAAGACGGCGCCGGCGCGGTGGCATTTGACGGCGCGTTGGTTTATTGTTAGGCAATCGTGGCGGCAGAAAACCAGCGCATTCCGGTGCCCCGGCGAGGGCGCTATAACATCCCGACGACCTGGTGGGCCGGCGACACCATCAAGTGGGATGTGGCGATCCCGGATTATCCGGCCTCGGACGGGTGGACGCTGACCTACGAGGTCAAGAGTAAGAACGCGCACATCGCCACGATTACGGCGAGCGCCAGCGGCACCGAATACACCGTCACCATCTCGGCAACCACCTCGGCCAGCTACGCCGTCGGCCATCACTATTATGTCGCCTATGTCACCAAGTCCGGCGAACGTTACACCGTTGACCACGGCCACGTCGATGTCCACAAGAACTTCGAGGACAGCGGCAACTACGACGACCGCAGCCATGCCGAGACGGTCTTGGATGCCATCGAGGCCGTGATCGAGAGCAGGGCGTCGAAGGACCAGGAAAGCTACACCATTGCCGGCCGCAGCCTTGCCCGCACCCCCGTTTCCGACCTGCTCGTGCTGCGCGACCGCTACCGCGCCGAGGTGGTGCAGGAAAAGCGGGCTGACGCGATCAAGCGCGGCTTGAGCACCAGCCAGCGCATCCGCACTCGTTTCACCGGACCCTACTAGAATGGCTCTCTGGGACATCTTCAGGCGCACGCAGCCGGCACCTCGGCGCCGTGCGCTCATGGATTATTTGCCCGGCGGGAAGGTGCCCCGCGTGGGCGGCTCCGGCTCCGGCTTCGTCGGCGCTCTCCACGACCGCCTCACGGCCGACTTCAAGGGCAGCGAGCTCTCGGCCGACGCCGCGATCTTCCAGAGTCTTGACAGCTTGCGAGCGCGTAGCCGGCAGCTCTACATGAGCAACCCCTATGCCTCGCGATTCCTTCAGATGGTCGTCAGCAACGTGCTGGGCCGCGACGGCATCCGGCTCGAGGCTCGGACGAGGCGGGCACCCGGCGGCGAGCTCGACCTGGCCGACAATCGGCTGCTCGAGGCGGCCTGGGCGAGGTGGTCGCGGGCAGCCGAGTGCTCGGTGGATGGCAGGTCCGGCTTCCTCGACATCCAGCGCGTGGCGCTCATGACCTTGGCGCGCGACGGCGAGGTGCTGGTCAGGCTGCACAACGCCGGCGCGTTTGGGCTACAGCTCGAGCTGCTCGAGGCCGACCGCCTGCTGACCCGCCACAACCGAGACCTGGGCAACGGCACCCAGATCCGCATGGGCGTCGAGCAGGATCGGCACGGGCGCCCCATCGCTTACCACATCACCCAGCGCGGCACCGGCGACAACCCGGTGGTGGCCTATAACCTCGGCCAGGGCGGCGGCGCGCAGGCCGAGCGGGTGCCGGCGGAAGAGATCGTCCACCTCTACATCATGGAGCGCCCCGGGCAGAGCCGAGGCTATCCCTGGATGGCTCAGGCGATGCGCTCGCTGCACATGACCGACCAGTATCGCGAGGCCGAGCTGGTCCACGCCCGGGTGGCTGCGTCCAAGATGGCGTTCTACACCTCGCCCGCCGGCGACGGTTACACCGGCGACGACATTGACGGCGATGGCGCCCTGGTCTTCGAGGCCGAGGCCGGCCTGATCGAGCAGCTGCCGGCCGGCATGGAGCTGAAGACCATTGACTGGAACAATCCAAACGCCGACATGGGGGAGTTCGTCAAGAGCTGCCTGCGCGGCGTGGCTGCCGGCCTGAACGTCAGCTACAACAGCCTGGCGAACGACCTTGAGGGCGTGAACTACAGCAGCATCCGCGCCGGCGTCCAGGACGAGCGCGAAGCCTACAAGAGCATCCAGCGCCACCTCATGGACCACCTCCTGGATCCGATCTACCAGGCGTGGCTGACGGCGGCGATGACGGCGGGCGCGGTTCCGTTCCCGCCGAGAAAGCGCGACAAATATGAGGACGTCATCTGGCGCCCGCGCGGCTTCAGCTACGTGGACCCGCAGAAGGACCAGAGCGCCTTCGAGCGGGCGGTGGCGCTGGGCACGATGAGCCGGCAGGAGATTGCGGCCGCTCAGGGCAAAGACTTCGGCGATGTGCTGGCCGAGCTCGCCGAGGAGGAGCGCCGCGCCTACGAGCTCGGCGTGAACATCAGCCCGCGCCAGACCATGCCGATCTACCCGGCGATGATCGACCCTGAGGCTCAGGCCAAGGGCGACTTCGGCGACAATCAGGAGGACCAGCCCGATGGCTGAACAAGCGAAAAACGAGACCGCCGGCGAGGCCGGCCAGCTCGAGGCAGGCGCCGAGACGGAGCGCGGCCAGGTGGAGGAGATTTCCGCCGAGGCGCGCGCAGAAGTGGCTGCCGAGATTGAAGAGGAAGGTGCCGAAATCTACGATGAGGGCACCGTGACCGAACAAAACGAAGAGCAGACCCCCGAGGAGACCGGCGAGTTCGAGCGCAGCATGGCGACCTATGCCGGCAGCGCGATCTTGGCCGGCGGCGCGACCTGGCGCGATGCCAAGCTGTCGCGCACCTTCTCGGTCAGCCGGGCCGCAATCGACGAGGACGCCCGCACCGTCCAAGTGGCGTTCTCGAGTGAGCATCCGGTAGAGCGCGGCTGGGGCGTCGAGGTCTTGGACCATGGCGCCGGCTCGGTCCGCGACGGCCGGCTGCGCGATGGCGCCCCGCTGCTGCTGGAACACGACCCCGCCAAGCACATCGGGGTCGTCGAGGAGATCAACCTGGGAGACGACCGCGTGGCTCGCGCGTCCGTGCGTTTCGGCAACAGCGCACTCGCTCAGGAAGTTTTCCAAGACGTGAAGGACGGAGTGAAGCGACATATCTCGGTTGGATACGTCATTCACGAAGTCCGCAAGGAAAAGACCGACCAGGACGAGGAGATCTGGCGGGCGGTTGACTGGGAGCCCCTGGAGATTTCCTGGGTAAGCATCCCGGCCGACCCCCACGTCGGCATCGGCCGTTCGGCATCACAAGAACCCACCATTCCTGAGGAGGAAATCACCGTGTCTGAAATCAAGACCGATGATGTCCAGGACGTGCGAGCCGCCGAACTGGCTCGGATCAAGGACATCGAATCTCTGGGCGCTGCCCACCGTCAGGGCGAGCTCGCCCGCAAGTTCATCGAGAGCGGCAAGAGCGTGGACGAGTTCCGCGCGGCCGTGCTCGAGCAGATCCGCCTGCGCCCGGTCGAGAAGGCCGAGGTGGGCATGAGCGCCAAGGAGGTCAAGCGCTACAGCCTGACCAAGGTGCTGCGCCACATGGCCGACCCCACGAACAAGCGCCTGGCCGAGGAGGCCGCGTTTGAGCTCGAGGCGTCGGCTGCTGCCGAGAAGGTCCAGGGCCGGGCGGCGCGCGGCGTGATCGTGCCGTTCGACGTGCTCCAGAAGCGCGACATCAGCACGGCCTCGGGCAGCGCCGGCGGTTACCTGGTTGCCGACGAGCACCAGGGCAACGCCTTCATCGACGTCCTGAGCGACCACAGCGTGGTCTTCCCGCTCACCACCAAGCTCACCGGCATCCAAGGCGACATCTCCATCCCGAAGATGAGCGCCGGCAGCACGGCGGCTTTCGTGGCCAACGAGGCTGCGGCGGTGTCGGAAAGCACCCCGACCTTCGCCCAGGTGGCGCTGAGCCCGGAAACTTGCGGCACCTTCGTGGACATCGGCCGCAAGCTCTTCCACCAGGCTGACCCGAGCGTTGATCGCCTCATCATGGGCGATCTCGCGCGCGCTCTGGCTGTGAAGCTCGACGCGACCATCCTGAACGGCAGCGGCAGCAGCGGCGAGCCGACCGGCATCCTCAACCTGTCGGGTGGCGTGAACACCGTCAGCCACGGCACCAACGGCGGCGCCGAGACCTGGGCTACGATTGTCGAATACGAAGAGCTGGTCCGGGTGGACAACGCCCAGGGCAGCAACATGGTCTTCGTCATGACCCCGGGCACCGTGTCGAGCTGCAAGACCATCGAGAAGGCGTCGAACACCGCCCGCTTCCTCATCGAAAACGGCGAGGCCAACGGCTACCGCGTGCTGACCAGCAACAACCTGCCGACCGACCTCACCAAGGGCACCGGCTCGTCGCTGCACGGCGTGGTCTTCGGCGACTTCACCTCCTGCATCGTGGCCATGTGGGGTGGCCTGGATCTGACCATGGATCCCTACACCCTGAGCAGCTACGGCGCCGTCCGCCTGGTCGGCTTGCAGGATCTGGACATCGGCTTCCGCCACGAGCAGGCGTTTGCCATCTCGGTGGACACCTCGGTCTAACGCAACACCGGGGGAGGGGCTTGAGCCTCTCCCCCGACCCCCTTTCCCCAAGAAACAAATGAAGGTTCGAGCTCTTCAACCTTTCGACCTCGGCCAGGGCGGCGGCTTGCGCTACCCGAGCGTGGTCGGTCAGACCTACGACCTGCCCGAGCGCCGCGCCCGGCAGCTGGTGCGGATCGGCGCGGCCGAGCTGGCCGAGGACAATCCGGTCAAGGCGGCTGCCAAGAAGGTGGTCAAGAAGGTGGCCAGCAAGAAGGTCCAGAAGGCCGACTGAGGTGGCGCGCTTCTTCGAGGACGACGTGGACGAGATCATCAACGAGGATGATTTCGGCTTTTCGATGTCCTCCGGCGACACCACCTTTGTGGCCATCTTTGAGTATGCCTACGGCGAGCAGTTCGGCTTCGAGGGCCGCGAGGTGCCGACCCTGACGGCGAAGACCTCGGCGGTGGCTGACGTCTCTGCCGGCGACACGGTCACCGTGCCGGCAGCGGCGGTGCCGACGAGCTCTGTGTCCATCGATTTCACCGTCTTGGTCAAGCAGCCGGATAACACCGGCGTGACGGTCCTGGTCCTCGAGGCTCAGTAGTGGCGACGCATCCCAGAAAGACGATCCGCGAAAAGGTGGTCACCCTGCTGTCGGCCGGCGTGGCCGGCGCTGGAGGTCGGGTCTATGATTCCCGCGAGAAGCAGCCGGTGGCGACGGGTCCGTTCGTCGTGGTCAAAACCATTCTCGACCAGAGTCCTCCCGAAGACCAGTATGGCCTGAGCCTGCCGACCTACCAGCGCCAGCTCGAGCTCGAGGTGCATTGCGTCGAGACTGGCCGGCCGACCTCGGGCACCCTGGCCGGCGACGCCGACGACCTTGCCCGCGAGGTGGAGGAATACCTGGCGGACTATGTCGATTTGGACGGCCTCGTTTTGACCTGCCTGCTTACCGCCTCTACTATGGAGGAAGGCTTGGACGTAGACCCGCCGGCCTTCCGTGTCGTTCTGACCTACCAGGTGATCTACGAAGACGCCTTGGGCAACTAATGAAGTTCAAGAACACCTCAGAAGAGAAGATCCGCCTGCGCGGCTACGGCTGGCTGCTCCCCGGCGACACCGTCGAGGTGCCGGCGGACGACGAGGCGACCAACGCCACCCTGCGGCTCCACCCCAGCTTCGAGAAACTGACGCCCGAGAAGAAGGCGTCCGCGACCACCAAGGCCAAGAAGGCCACCAGCTAACCCATGGCACGATACACCGGCATTGGCGCTGTCCTCGGCCTGACCGAGGAGGCCACCTACGGCGAGGCGGCGGGCACGAGCCTGTTGATCGAAACCCCCGATTTCAAGGGCGGGGCGGAGTCCCTCGACGCTTCCAAGGAAGTCCTGCGGCCGGAGTTTCTCGACGCGCCGGCGCTGCGGAAGAAGGATATCACCGTCTTGTCGGAGAGCGTGAGCGGCGGCGTCTCGCTGAACCCGAGGTTCAACGGCAAGGCGTGGTGGGCTGTGCTCAGTCACCTCTGCGGAGAATATTCGACCAAGACCGGGACCGGGCCTTACGTCCACACCATGCAGTTCGGCGGCGCCATCACGACCACGTCGGCGCCGGAGACTCTCGGCCTGCAATGGACCGTCGATCGTGGCGGCACGACCGGCGCGGTGTGCTATCGGGGGCTGAAGCCGACCTCGGTCGAGCTCACCTTCGCCTACAACCAGCCGGTCGAGATGACGGCCGAGTTTATGGGCACTCAGGCCGAGGCCACCTCCGGGCTCACGTTCTCCGAGACTGCCGGCAACCCGCTCATGGTGGCGCCCTACACCCACACCACTCAGTTCCTCCAGTTCAACAGCACGGCGTATGACTGCGCCTCTGCCACGATCAAGATGGAGCTGCCGCGCACCGAGGTCCAGGAGATCTCGGCGACCACGGCCAAGGCCATGCAGATCGACGGCTTTGCGAAGGTCAGCGGCTCGTTCGAGACCTTCGCGCTGGACGAGACCTCGAGCGCCTTCGACACCTTCGTGACCGACTACCGGGCGCAGAACGGCCGCGAGCTGGTCTACACCCTGCGCGGCAACGACGGCACCTACGCCAACGGCTTGGTCCTGACCATCCCGAAGGCCGTGATCGTCAGCAACCCGGTCAGCCACGTGGATGGGCCTGGCGTCCAGCGCGTCACGGTCGAGTGGGAAGGCTACATTGACGCCGGCACCACCGACTACCTGGTCGACATCGCGCTGACGAACAGCCAGAACCTCGACAAGGGCTTCAAGGCCTAGTCGAACGCGAGGAAGCGAGCCGGGGCGTCCGGGGGGGCGCTCCGGCATTTTTTTTTCCGGCTCTTGCCCGGCGCCGGCGCAGCCGGATAAACTGCCGGCCATGTCTGGCAAGACCGAAAAGAAGTCCCCCGAGGGCACGATTACCCTCAGCACCGGTGTCGAGCTGACCTTCGGCTATCTGACCGCCGGCGACCTGATCGACGCCGTGGCCGAGCTCGGCTGCTCCCTCGAGGAGGCGCAGCCGTTCAAGAGCAGCATGGTCCTGACCTGGCGCTCGGCGGTGCGCGGCGGCTACACCGGCGGCTTCCGCGACTTTGTGGACGCGCTGCCGATGGCCGAGGTGCAGGAGGTGGCCGAGGCGGCGGCGCCCTTTCTCGCAGCCCGTTCTGGGTAGGTCGGCGATTCTCGGCCTTCTCGAGCTCGGCGTGACCTACACCGAGCTGTGGCGGCTTCCTGTGATTCACGCCGACATTCTTTTACAATGGAAACAGGAAGCAGAGGAGAAGGCGTCACGCGACCTGGGCAGGTTTTTGCGCTCCAGGAAGGGGAAAAACACCCAGGCGGTCGTTGACGTCGGCCGGGCTTTCCTGGGCTAATGGCGAGAAAAACCCAGCACGACTTCGTTCTGGTCGGTCGCGACCAGGCCAGCAAGGCCATTCGGGCGGTCAGCAAGACCACCCAGGGTCTGATCGACACCACGTTCAAGCTCACCAACATCATGTCGAGCGGCATGAACGTGCTGGGCGGTGTGACCAGGGCGATGCAGACGCTGGGCCGCGCCGTGGCTGTGCCGATCCAGGCGGCAGCCGAGCAGGCGCGGGTCGAGAAGCAGCTCGAGACGGTCCTGCGCTCAACCGGCGGCGCGGCCGGCCTCACCGCCGAGGAGCTCACCGGCATGGCTGCCCAGCTCCAGCGCGTCACGGCCTTCGGCGATGAGACGACGATTGCGGCGCAGAACCTGCTGCTGACGTTCACCAACATCGGCGGCGCCGGCGGTATTTTCGAGCGCACCACGGCGGTCGTGCTCGACGTGGCGACGGCCATGGGCATGGATCTCAACAGCGCCGCCGTCCAGGTTGGCAAGGCGCTGAACGACCCGGCCACCGGCTTGTCGATGCTGACGCGCGTCGGCATCACCTTCTCGGAGGAGCAGAAGAAGGCGATCAAGTCTTTGCAGGAGTTCGGCGACACCGCCGGCGCCCAGGCTCTGATCCTCGACGAGCTCGAGCGCCAGTTCGGCGGCTCGGCCGAGGCCTTCCGCGAGACCTTTGCCGGCTCAGTCCAGGCGGCGACCAACGCCTGGGGCGACCTGCTCGAGAGCGTCGGCGAGTTCATCACGGAGAACGAGCTGGTCAACGAGTCCCTGGCGAAGGTCACCGATCTTCTGGAGCGCCTCGCCGAGGACGCCAAGGACGGGAGCATCACGGTCGGCGACCTCGAGGTGAACCTGCGCGACCTGGTCAGCGGCGGCGTCGAGATCGTGGTCGAGGGCTTTGCCATTTTGCTCGACACGGTCGGCTACCTCATGGACACCCTGGGCAACAAGACCGGGTTGAGCACGGTCGTGAACACGTTGCAGTATGCGTTTGCTGCCCTTGAGGGCGGCGTCAAGTTCCTCGCCAACGGCCTGAAGGGTATGTTCTATACGCTTCAATGGGGCTTGGCCTGGATCCGCGACGACGCCGAGGAGATGGAGCGCCTCGACCAGGCCATCAGCGATGTTGGCAGGGACGTCGTCCTTTTGTCGTTCGAGACCGAGCGAAAGCTCAACGCCGCCTTCGACGACGGCAGCGAAAAGGCGGCCGAGTATGCCGACAAGATCCGCGACCTGGCTGCCGCTACCCGCAAGTGGACGGCCGAGGTTCGCGACTCCTCGCAAGATGTCGAGCGAAACACGACTGCGATCGACGAGCAGGCTGCGGCGTTCGACGCCCTGAGCGAAAGTCTGACCCGCGCGGCCGAGCAGATGCGCCGGCAGAAGGAGGCGGCGCGGTCGGCTCAGAACAGCTACCAGGAGGTTAACCGCCAGGTCTTTGTCTACCTGGATGCCCTGAAGAATGATTTCCCGGCGGTCAGTCAGCAGCAGACTCGCCGGTTTATCGAGCTCCGCGACTCGATCAAAGGTTTGCCGCTCGAGGAGCAGGCCAACGAGATGGGCAAGTTCCTCAAGTATTTGCAGAACCTCTGGGATCGCAGCGGCAGCGGCAGCGCCGAGGCGGCGGCGAGGATGGGGCACCTTGGCGAGAAGGTGCGCGACGTGGGCAGGGAGGTCGAGAAGGTCGCCGCCGGCTTCGAGGATGCCGGTGACGCCGGCGAGGATGCCTGGGGCGCGCAGTCCGATGCGGCGCGGCGGGCGGCGCTCGAGGCGGCGATGGCCTGGCGCCTCAACTTCGAGCGCATGGGGCTCGCTGCATCGCAGGCGCTGTCTAAGGTCTTCCAGGACGCGATGGTCGAGCAGCAGCTCTTCACCGAGGGCTTCAAGGAGTTCGGCCAGACGATGAAGAGCACGATGGCCGAGAACTTCCTCGACCCGATTTTCGGCGCGGGGTCGGCCTTCCAGGAGGTCTTCGCCTCGGCGCTGAGCCCGGTGCGGATGTTTGGCGAGTATCTGAACGACCACCTCTTCGCGCCGATGTTCGGCCACATCCATGCGTTCTTCTACGAGAAGTTCAGCATGATGATGCAGGACCAGGCCACCGAGATCGCGATGAACGCCGAGACCAACGCGGCCAAGCTCGGCAGCGACATCGCAACGATGGAGACCGGCAGCGCGGCCGCGATCTCGGTCAACGCCCAGACCAACTCGGCCGTGTTGGCTCAGGGGGCCGCGACCAGCTCTGGCCTGCTGGCGATGTTCACGCCGGCGGCGATCATGGCCAGCATCGCGACCCTGGGCGCCGCCTTGGCCTTCGGCTTCCTCGTCGGCGGCATCGTCCAAAAGATCATGGGCTACGCCGAGGGCGGCTTTGTGGACACCGAGCAGCTCGCCATGGTCGGCGAGGGCAACCGGCCGGAGGTCATTATCCCGCTCTCAAAGCCGGATCGGGCGCGGGAGCTGCTCGCCCAGACCTACCAGCGGAACCCCGAGCTCTTCCTGGGTGCCCTGGCCGGCGGGCGGTCTGCTCGAGCGCAGCAGGCGCAGGCGCCGGTTTTTAACGTGACTGTGAACGGCGCGGCCGATCCGGCACTCACCAGTAGCCGGGTGGTCCAGAAGATTGACGCCATGCTCGGCAAGCGCCTGCGCGGGGGAATCTGACGATGGCCAGCAGCTACGCCGACATCAGCCTCATCAACACCACCTTCGGCATCTCGCACACGTTCGACGACGACGTGGCCGGCTCG